TTTTGTTGGAAATAGTTCGAAAGAGCGCTAGTAGCCATTCCCGGAGGAGCGGGCTCCATGCCTTTGACGCCACGGATGACGTTACCGATCCCCTCCGCTAAAGCGCCTAGACCTAAGGCAGTTTGAGCAAAAGAACCGCCGGGTTTTTCAGGGCTTGGTGTAAACACCTGACCGCCATAACCAGGAACAGAATCCCTAAATACAGATGAGCCGTATTCGCTGAAATCTAACCCAGGGATACCCGGACCAAATGAAGCGGAGCCGAAGGAGTTAAATGCAGTGTTAGGCATCGGAATCAACGGTACATGTTGACGGGAACGTTACCGATGTAGGCGGCAGAGCGAGGAGCCATGAACTGCCTCAGATCCGAACTACCTTGGAAGCGCCCGGTGGGATCTTCCATACCCATTTTGGCAGAACCTTCCACTAAGTTACCGACATTAGTTCCGGCTTCAGAAGTAATCTCGGTCTGTTTCATAACAGGCATCTGCTGACTCGGCATTGTCCGGCGTTGCTCCATCAATCGGTAAGCAAGAACCGGATTAGCTTTTGCCCACGCTTGGAACGAAGCGTCTTCCTCGATACCGATGGAAGAGGGAGCCCCCATTCCTCGTAAAGCTTCGATTGTTGCAGCCGGTTGACCTGCCTTAATTGCGGCAGCACGCTCAACGGCATACATACCAGCAGCACCTGGTTTAAATTGATTACCGGCACCCTGAGCTTCTGCATTAGCACGTGCTTGACGGTAATTAGATTCGCCGTCATTAGTCCGGATAACTACTTGGCCACCGCCAGCCATACCGGGCCGAGGCATACTTCCTTGCTGAACGGCAGGTTCAAAAGCTTCAGGTGCAGGGGGGTTGGCAGTATTGGGTAGCTCGGGAGTCGAGAGAGGAGCAGGGAGTTGAGCAGAAGGATCGCCTCCAGTAACCGCAGGGATCTTGGCTCCCATTTCGGGGCTAGCTGTAGTAGGACCAAGAGGAGATTCTTCTTGGCCCATTTGATTAAGAAGTAGCCCCAGACCGCCAACTCCGGTCAGACCAGCGGCAGCTTTATAAAGACCGGAAAGGTCAGCTTGACGGGTTCCGCCAACGGCATTACGGGTACCCATCGGAGTAACCGAGTCAGCAGAAGCAAGCGGGCGACTGGCTAAGGAACTTAAAGCCGACTCTTGAGCAGGTGTCATTGCTCCGCCACGGGTGATGTCCTCAATACGGACGCGCTCGATGACCGGATCAGTAACAGAACCGCCAGGGGAACGAACCATCGAACCAGGACCCTGATCGCTCATACGAGCAAGGCCGCCAGTAGCGCCGCCACCGGATCCGCCGCGAGTCATTGCGGAGGAGCCTTGCCTCATGAGGCCGCCGGGTTCGCCGTACTCCAGAGCACGAAGGTAATCGATGCCACGTGGGCCGACAAGATTGTCGAAAACTTCGTTCGCAGGAATGCCGTAAGCGTCGCTGGCTTTATTGGCGATATCCTGAATCGAACGATAAGTTCCGGGGTCAGTCGTTAAAAGTTGTTGCGCAGCTTCCGACTGAGGCACCCAGGAAGGAACAGGAGCTTGAGGGCCGCCAGGAGCAAGAGCGCTAGATCTCTGCATTGTTGCGGTCCCAGGAATAGTCGCCATCCCAGGAATAGTCTGTTGACCGGCGGGAACTCGGGCAGGAGCATTGGGTAGATCAACCATCCGAGGTTGCATCGACCGAGTGACGTCGGCGGGGTTAGTTACCCGAGTCGGGGAAACAAAGCGCCCACGCTGGCGGGACTCCAGGGGGAGTCGAAGTTGTGTGGGCTCGGGGGCTTTAACAAAAGATTGAAAAAATGCCCGGAGGACAGGAGCAAGGGTGCCTAACTGCTCCTTACCGATCCTTGTGCCTTGATTTGCAAGGTCCCCTAACAACCCAGCCATTAGAGTGCTCTACTTTATGTGTATGTTAGCGCCAATTGGCGTAGAAAAACAGGCGATCAGCTCGTGATACATCAGGAGGTCCAGGTATCGCCTGAATGAATTCTCCTCCGCTACGCTCGAACCGATACCGAGCCGCCACGGGGTCTCGATAGTTTGGCACATAAAGCATCTGTGCTAACCTATCTGTCTCGTAGAGATAATTTTCGCGCCAGATACGTGCAGTTTCTCGTTTATCTTGGATGTTAATAGAGCGACTGACGTCACCTAAAATTGTTTCTTGGCGACTCGTAGCACGCCCCGTGGCAAGTTCGGTTAGACGCTCTGCTTCTTCACAACGTTCAATTTGTTGAACAATTTTGTCGAAGTAGTACTCACTGGGAACACTGTTGCACGCCTCCATAAGACGCGCATAGTCACCAGCGGGAACTGTAGCAATATTATAACCTAGATGATAAGCAGTACGACTAAAGTTAAAGTCATCAAGTCTGTAACCAAAAACTTGCGGGGGATTACGAGTTAGTTGATTAACAGCGGCATAAATTACCTCACGCTTTGTAGCGTCAGTAGTATCGGGTTGAAATACAACCCCTTGCTGAGCAAGGTAGCTTTGAAGCTGCTCTAATTCTTGTTGGGTAAACTGAGCCATCCCCAAACCAACCCGTTATATCTTTATCTTACCAACAGTACGTTTTTAATATTGCTATTCGAGCTTTCAAGATCACTCGACGTAGATATTATCGTCGGCGAGAACGGCGTCCCAATCCACCCGCTTGATCGAACGAAGCTGATCCAGTTTGGTAAAACGCTCACCGGGAAGCGATTGCTTGAGCTCGTAAATTTCCGTAGCTGTCTTCAGCCCTACACCTTTAAGAATCTGAGTAAGCATCTCCGGCGTGGCTGCGTTGAGGTTGACGCGGTTTAATGCGGGAACTTCCGAGCGAACAATTTGGCGGCCACGGCGCTGCTTAACGGGTTTTGCCGGATCCTCGACTTCCTTAATACTCTCAACAAGTTGATCACGGTACGCGTAAAATACTTTTCCTGTAGTTACGGAGCGAACCATAAAGTACTCACCGTCATCATGAGTACTAAGAACGTCAATTTTGACGCCGCTGGGCTTGTAGGTGTACTCCTTCATTTTGGTGGCAGTCATTATGTAGCCATAATCTAAGACACTTTACCCAAGATAGACTGAAAAAAACAGTAGTGCTCTACAGATGCCAAACCCCAACAGAATCCGAACGGCTGGTCAGGCAATCCCCGTAGTTAATACAGTCTTCGATGTAGCCAATGTCGGCTACGAGATGGTAAATCCAAATGAGCCTAGTCGGGCACAGCGATTACTGAATGCTTTAATCGTAGGCGGAGGGAACGTGGCTACCGGGGCCTTAACCGGTGGAGCCGATGTTATCCCTCAACTGTTAGGGGCATTTGGAGTTAAATCCGCAGTTCAAAATGTAAATCCTGACGCTCAGCTTCGGCGACTCGCCTACCGACTTGGGCAAGGCAAAGAGATCGGTCTCCACGCGAGCGAACAAGATGAAGCAATCCAAAGGCTGGCCGCCCAGAAAAAACGAGAAGCGACTTATACGCCGGAACAGATTAAGCAGATTTACAGCCGTGGTTTAGGCGACATGTTCTGACAATAAAAAACCCCTCCATGTGGAGGGGATCTAATAATGCGCAGAGAAATTACTGCGGGGTGGTACTTGTATAAATGGTGGATTCCACCACGCCGCCAGGCTGAAGAGCCAGGTCGTCGCGCTTGGGAGCAGCGTCAGGCACGATCCAGCACACTTCGCACACGGCGAGTGCTTTGTCCTTACCTTTCAGGCTGCCCACACCGGCACGGGGGTCAAAAGTACCCGAGGCCAGAGCCAGGCCGGAAGCAACAACACCACCAAGATTGGCAGTAGCGAACAGCTTCCAGGTGGTCTCAGAACCCAGAGCAGACAAGCTGCTGGAGTTGATGATGTTCACCGAAGCGTTGCTGCCGTTCTCAATGCGGCTGCTAGCGCCAGTCACGGACACGCCGAACTGACCGGACACCACGGTGCCGTCGCTGCGCAGACCTTGACTCACTGCAGGAACCAGGCTGAGCTGAGGAGTAGCAGAGCCGCCACCCACACCGCTGCTAATCACGTCGCCGCCGTCCACGCGGAGCGAAGCGCGGTACACATAAGCACCAGCAGGCACTTTGATACCGTCAGCGATGTCAGCGCGGATGTCCTTGTGGTAATCCGGGGAAGGAATAACCACATTGGCGCTGCTGAAGGCTTGGTTAGAGCCGTTCAGACCGGAACCGTAAGGCTGAGTGTAGTACTCAAGCTGATTAACGGAACCGTTGGCCTGGTAGGACAGGTCCACATAGCCGATTGCCTGTTGGGCAATCCAGCCGGGACGGAACACCACACCGACAGGACCGCCAACCGGTTGACCGGTCAGGGTTTCGGAGGTTCCGTTCTCGTTGTTGAAAACAACGGACTTCTCTTCGTGCCAGTAACGAAGAACGTTGGTGTAGTTACCAGGATAAATCTTGGCAACTTGGAGCTGGTTAGAGTTGATTGCCATCGTTAGTTACCTCCTCAAGCGTTAAAGGAGTAAGCCACGGTGGCGAAATCAGCGTTCAGAAGTTCGAAACCTGCGTACAGGCTCCAAATCATCATGATGAAACGGCTGAAGTCGTCATTGTTGTTCAACAGCACCTGAGCGTTGTTGCCGCCGATACCGACGCCCACGCTCTGAGGACCGAAGAACATACCAATTGCGCTCTCATAAGTAGCGGCGGTACCACCGATGGTGGCACTTTGGCTCTGAGAAGGCATGTTGGTCGATTCGAAGAAGCGAACGCCTTCGAACACGAAACCGGTGGGCATAATCGGCTCACCAGCCACGAAAGTGGCTTGCCCAAAACCCTGACCCATGTACAGCGCAGCGTTGGGCTGCATTGCCGACATGAGGGGGTTGATTTGACCGTTGCCAGGGTAACGAGCCACTTCACGGAAGTCGCTGTTCTGACGCAGGTGCATCAGGAAGGTAGGATCGCAAACACAGCGATAGAAACCGTCCTGGTAGGTAGGAACGTTCCGCTTACGCATGGATTTCACCACGCGGAGCAGGTCGTCCTTAACGTCGAACTTAGCTTGTTCGGCGTTGCTGTAGGTCAGGGAACCAACAGCGAGGTCGCCAGGGTAGTAGTAACCACCTTGGGTGTCAGAAGACTGACCTTTGGAAACTGCTTTCAGGAGTTCATTGATGAACACCCGGTCACGCCAACGACGATAGTCGTCGAGCATGGTCAGCGAACCGATCGACTGGTGGAAAGCGGTAAGGTTACCGGTATCCAGCAGCAGACGCTGAGCGGTGATCAGGGTCTC